CTTATCAGCCTCCTCTTGAGAGCCCAAGACACGCAAGGCGCTCTTTCTACCCTTTTTCATTACTCTGTAAGTATCTTCTTTCTTCCATCTGTCAGCATCAGAACACTCAGGCAAAATGCCATTAATGAGATACTCTGCTTCTGCTTCTTGATGTAATGAAACTCTTTCTTCTATAAAACTTTGTTGTTCTTCGTCTGTCCACATTGGGATATTAATGACTGAAACTGGTGCGGGAGGATAGTCACCTCCGCTACGTTGGTGTTGGAATTTTGACCAATCCCTGCTGATTGCTATAATATTTAACTGGTTAATAGTTTTCCTGGAGTTCACTCGGTTGAGCCACGCATAACAATTTAATTGTTGTTCCCACTCTGGTTTGCCTTCTTTCAATGCATTAACAACTGTCCAAACAGAAGTTACTTTGTAATCCTTTAAGATGCCATCCTCAACAGCAATGCTGTCGGTCTGTCCACTTATGCGCCATCCCCCCACTTCCCCAAACATTCTTTCTTCGGTTAGGGTTCCTTCTTTGCCTTCGTTTGCTCGTTCTAAAATGGTATGCACACTTTGACCCAAGAGAATCCATATCCTCTCAGATATATCCGCAGTAAGTTCTTCGTGATGATGCTCGCTCAAAACAGATATTTGAGGAGGTTGTAATAATCCAGTTACTGATTTAACTGAATCGCCTTTAGAATAGTTATCGTTCTCTACTGCTCTAATAATCTCTATTGGTATGTTATGTTTGTTTGTGTATTTCATCGCCCTCGTCCTTTGAAGAGTTTTTAATAAGCCTTTTTAAGTACCACTCTGCTTTCTTTAAATCTTCTATCCCGTTTTTGATAGACCACCTGTGCATATACTTCTTCACATTAAATTCAAGTCCACCTTCAAACCTTTCTTTGCTCATGCTTGATCTAGCATATTCAATAAACTCTATCTCTCCGCTTTTGTAATGAGGCGGGTTGATTTTATCCATTTCCATCTGCCTGACAGTAAAGTTCATGTCCCCACTCCATCTTAAAGCCTCCATATCCCGACTCCATCTTCCATCTGCCTGACAGTAAACTTCTTGCTTGGGTTTTTATGCCTATACCTAAGAACAAAATTTCTTATAATTTTTACTTCTTGTGCTATTTGTGTTTTTGCCATGCTTATGCGGATGTGGTCTCCCACTTCCATTGTGCTTAAAGGTATATCATATTTTCTAGGCTTTCCTTTACCTCGCGGTAAGGGTATGCCACTGGTGATTTCAAATTTCATTATTTTAATTCTCCTGGGGCTGTGTTAATGTAATAGGGTTGGCTTGAGCTAACGCTCCTCTCCTAAAGGTATGTTTCATATATCTTTCTCTTTCATATATAGATGATGTTTATATTAAGTATAAATGATGTGTTGATAATGTGCAACAAATGATTTATCATCTTCTAATGGATAAAAAGATGGTAAGGTTGGATGGGTTAATAGTTAAACAAGCGGTCAGAGACATTGCTTCAAAAAAACCAGACTTATCAGATAAGGCACTGCTTTATTTTTACTCCAAAGACTTTTTAGATTTATGTAAGAGGAACAGGATAGATGGAAAATCTATCACTCAAAGCGTAAAAGAATTGGTCGACTTCCCAATAATATCAAGAAAAAAAATAGCCAATGACATAGCGAAAGTCATTGATAATTCTTTTGTTGAGGAAGTAGTAAGTAAGTAGTAACTAGATAGTAGATACTTACTAAGTTTTTAATAATAAGTATTTACTTATTAGTAAGTATATACGTCTATCTTAGGAGGATAAAAATGTTAAGTCAAGAACAAAAAAGAAACTGGTCTGATGTAGAAACTACCATTTACTCAGAAGTGTCTATCAATTCAAAGAGTTACGGGCAACACAAACTGTCTTGTCCAGCCTGCCGCGACATGAGAACAAAAAACAAAAGAGACAAACCACTGTCTGTCAACATTGATGGAAGCAAAATTATTTACCATTGTCACCACTGCGGAGTGGAGGGATTGATTAACACGGAGAGAAAACTTGTGGCGATGACTAAAAAAACAAACGGGAAGGGCATTATATCCCCAAAAACAGTAAAGATTACAAACAACAAAACATCAAGCAAGTCCGAAGAATGGTTACTTTCGAGGGGTATAAGTTTAGAAACGGCAGAACGAGCGGGCTGTCTCCTCCTGGAAAAAAATAATAAACCAGTCATAGGTTTTACCTTTCCTCTGGAGGATTCTGTAGATGAGTACGAGGCGATCAAGTATAGATCAGCTAATGGGAGCAAGGATTTTTGGTGGGAAAACAACGCCACAAAGTTGTGGGGCAGACAAGTTCACAATGATAGTTTGGAAACCATTACCGACACTATAGTGATAACTGAAGGCGAGTTAGATTGTTTGGCGATTTTAGAAAGCTTTAAAAATGTAGCAAACATAGAAGTCTTTTCAGTTCCAAATGGAGCGCCATCCAAAATAACTGACCACAAGATTGACCCAAGCGAGGACGGAAGATTTAAGTATGTCTGGGAAGAGAGAGAAAAGTTTGAGAAAGCTAAGAGAATTATCTTGGCTACAGATTCCGATACTGCTGGTGATGTTCTAGCAGATGAGCTGTCTAGGCGACTTAATAAAGCAAGATGTTATAGAGTTGATTACAAAGGCAGTAAGGATGCCAATGATTTGTTGCTCAATACAGATGCGGAAACCCTTAGGAAACAGATTCTAGGTGCAAAGCCGATACCTTTACATGGTCTGAACAACATAGAGCATTATGCTGAGGAATTTCAATCTCTTTATGAGTTGGGAAAACCAAAGGGAGTTTCCACAGGAATACAGTCAATTGATAACCTGTTCACGCTACAGACTGGGTATCTAAATATTGTTACAGGCTACCCTGGCGATGGTAAATCAGCGTTTATTGACCAGTTAATAGTTAATGTGGGCAAAACTTACGGGTGGAAAACCTGTTACTGTTCTTTTGAAAAACCGCCTTCCCTTCATGCAGTTCAATTGGCGCAAGTCTTAACAGGAAAGCCCTTTTTTGAGGGGCAAAATCCACGCATGACCCAAGAAGAAAAGGACTATTCTCACGACTGGATTAATGAACACATACTATTTCAAGACTATTCTGATTCAGGTATGCCGACAATAGAGGCAATACTAGATAAAAACGCCAGTGCAGTAATGAGATATGGAGTAAGGATTATCGTTATAGACCCATTTAACTTTATTCATAGTGATTATAGGGGTTTGGAAAGTGACATGGTTTCAAATATGTTGACCAAAGTGCAGTTGTTTTGTAAGCAACATGACGTACTTTGCTTTTTTGTCGCGCATCCCACGAAACCAGCAGAGCGAGGAAAAAAATCAGTTGTTACAGGGGTAGACATAGCAAAAAGCATGGCGTGGTTTTCAAAAGCTGATCTTGGCTTGACTGTTTATCGTGGAGAAAGTAATGTAGAGGTTCACTGTTGGAAGGCAAGGTGGGGTTGGCAAGCGAGAGT